CGCAATTGCCATTTCAGCCTCAGACCAGGGCGCCGACATCGCCTATCACCTCGCCTCCAATCCCAAGGAGGCGGCGGAACTCAACAAGCTGGCGCAGACCGATCCGCTTGAGGCCGCAAGGCGGTTCGGGCGCATGGAAGCGCGGTTTGAGGCTGCTGCGCCGAACGACAACATCGAACGCAAGGTGACCAAGGCACCGGAACCGCCCAAGCATCAGGTGCGCGGCGGCTCGGGCAAGTTCGAGGTCGGCGGCGACACCACCGACTTTGCCGCCTTCGAGGCCAAGGTGAACGGGCGACGGTGACAACGCCAAAGACATTTGACGAGGCGTGGGCCAGATACGGCGGGTCGTGGACGGTGACTTGGCCCGACGGCACGACGGTCAAGGGCCAGAAAGCGCCGGACAAGCCCAAGCTGCGCGTGTTCGCTGATGACGCGATCAAGGACGAATAGAAAAGCCCCTCCGCCGTTTCGTGCCTGATGCTGCTGGGGCGGGGGGTGCCGGGCAGCGGACCTACTTCGGCGGAGGAGGCTTGTTTACCGAGCAGCCAGCGCTTCTCTTTCAATCGGCGCCAGTGCCGAGACGGCTTGCATCTCACCGTCGAGGGCAAGCGTAATGATCGCCCCGCTTAGCCCTCGAAGCGTAAATGCGTGAATTGGCGAGAGGTTCCGTGAAAAATGGCGGGCTCGCTTTCGGGAACGTCGATAGCCCCAAAACTATGGCATAAGCATCAAATACGCGGCGGAAGGTCTCACGGGATGACCAACCGCATCCGCGCACAAGCTGGGCAGCGCTTCCCGCTCACCGCGCCCCGCAGATCGCCCTCGACGGCGCTCTCACCATCACTCTTGGGCGGGGAACGCTTTCAACATGGCCAATCAATTTCTCAATGCGCAGGAATATGCGAACACGATGCTGCTTCTCGCGAAGAACCAGCTCGTCACCGGCAAGCTCGTAAACGGCAAGTTCGAGGACAAGGTAACCGACGAGAACGGCCTAACCGTCTCCGTCAAGCGTCCGCCTCGCTTCGCCCCCAACGACTCTTCGGCAATGTCGGCGGCTCTCGCTGCCCAAGACATCGTGACCGGCAAGGTTGACGTCGCAGTCGATCAGTACGCCAAGGTCCACATCTCGGTCGGCGATATCGAGTATGTCGAGTCTTACAACCAGCTGATGAAGAACGAGACGATGAAGTCGGCGGCTTCGACGCTGGCTCACCAGATCGACGCGCATCTTCAGAAGCAGGTTGCCAAGTTCTCCAGCTACATCGGTGACACCACGACCGATTGGGCGACGAACGCGGAGTTCGCGGCCGATGCCAACCTCGGCATTGCTTCGCCGGCACAGTTCAACCGCGTCCACACCCGGCTGATGGACCTTGGCGTTCCCAACAGCGATCTCGTTTCGACGATCCTCTTCAACGACGCCGAGAAGATCCGCGGTTCGTTGATTGGCGGCAACATCGATGACGTGAACAAGGCCGCCTTGCAGCGCGCTCGCGTCCCGATGATGTCCGAGATCGACGCCTACGCCACGCAGCAGTGCCCGAGCATTGCCAGCGGCACCCGCGTCTCGGCCTCGACCTCGCTGGTCGATAACGGCACGCTGTCGGTCAACTACCGCGATGTGAAATCAACGATGGTGCAGACCATCCACATCGACGGCCAGGCCTCCGGCAAGACGATCAAGGTCGGCGAGAAGCTGACGATCGACGGCGTTTATGCCTACGATTGGCGCAGCCAGACGGCGCTGCCGTATCTCCAGGTGTTCACGGTGCTCGGCGGCGCTTCGACGGCCTCCGGCACGGTTGCGAATGGCTCTGCCCTCGGCACCGCGATCACCACGGATTCTGGCGGCGATGTCGATCTCATCATCTCGCCACCGATTATCGTTCCGGGTACCTCGGACGGTGTTTCGACGGCGGCCAACACTGCGTTTGCGACTTGCAGCGCGGCGGCGGTTGATGGTGCGGCAGTCACCCACCTTGGCCCGCTCTCCACGTCTCGCCGGATGCGTGCCGCGTGGCACAAGTCGGCGATCACGCTGGTCAGCGCCAGGCTCCAGACGCCGTTTACCGGGGAATCGAGCTTCGCCACCGATCCCGAGACGGGTATTTCGATCCGTTACTGGAGAGGGTCCGACATCTCGACCGGCGCCCACGTTCACCGCTGGGACTGCCTGTTCGGCGCTCAGAACCTCGATCCTCTCATGGGCGCGGAAATCAGCGGCTCGTAACCATGTGGCCGGGGGGCTCCGGCCTCCCGGTCCTTTCTTGAAGGACTTCACCACATGGCATTCTCACTTCTCGCAGGCGCGGTTCGGGCGGACACGGCGGCAAACAAGCCCACTATTCCGGATTGTCCGTCCGGCATGTGCCAGCTCTACTTCGAGACTGACACTGGCATTATGAACGTCGGTATCGGCGGCGAGGCCGGATGGCGCACCGTGGGCGGCTCGACGGCGGGCTCACAGCCCACGCCGACCGCCAAGACGGGCGATGCCACGCTGACGGTTGCCGAGCTTCTGACGCGCATCGTCACGGCCACCTCGGCTAGTGCGGTCGCGCTTACGCTCCCGACCGGGACGCTGACCGATGCGGGTTTCGCTGGCGGTCTCGCCAAGGTCGGTGAGAGCTTCGAGTTCTGCGTCATCAACCTCGGCTCGTCATCTGGCGCTGTCACCATGACCGCAGGCACCGGCCACACCTATGTCGGCGCTGCTGTAGTGGCCATCGGCACCTCCGCGCGGTTCCGCTGCCGCAAGACGGCGGCCAACACGTTCGTCACCTATCGGGTGAGCTGATGAATGGCGCTCGCCTCTGAAATCATCCAGCGCGCGTATCGAGAGAGCAATCTGATCTCGATTGGCGCCACGCCCACGACCAACGAGCAAACGGAAGGGCTCGACCTTCTGAACTCGCTCGTGCAGTCCACCATCGGTCTGGAGGCTGGCTCCGAGCTGCGCGACATCACCGTTGGCGGAACCTACGACCAATCCTCCTGCCTCAGTCCGTGGGTGCCTCGCGATGCGCGGCTAGCGCTCAATCTCTCTGCGGCCCTCACCGTGTCACTCGACCCCAACCCCTACGAAGGTCAGCGTTTCGCAGTCGTGGATGTCGCCGGGAACTTCTCAACCAACAACCTCACCATCAATGGCAACGGACGGACCATTGAACTCGATACGTCCGAAACCATCGATACCGACAACTTCTACGCGCAATGGATGTATCGCGGTGACACGGCGGACTGGACGCGGATTACGGATCTCGTCGCAGCCGACGAAATGCCGCTGCCGATCGAGTTCGACGACTATTTCATCGTCTCGCTTGCTCTGAGGCTCAACCCGCGCCACGGCCGCAACCTCACGCCCGAAAGCCAGGCTGCGCTCCAGCGTTCGCGCAGTCAGATCCGAGCCCGCTACCGCAAGCCACGCCAGCAGCAGGACATGGGTTCGCTCGGGCTGCTTAACCAGGGCGGCTTCACTCTGGGGACCGACGCGGCTCTCTACGGGAGGGCATAATGAGGATCCCTCTCGGAACTAGCGACTTCTCGCGGTCGGTAGCTCAGACTCCCGACATTCGGCTGCTCAATCGCTTCTTCGAGCAATGCCCCCAGGAGCAGGAGGATCAAGTCGCCCTCCTGACCCGCCCGGCACTGCGCAAGTGGCTGACGATGGCCACCACGCCCATCCGCGCGGTCTATTCGCAGCCGGGAACCTTCGACGAAGCCATTTTCGTGGTCGGCGGAAATACGATCTACCGCATCGATCAGGACGAAACGGTTTCCACGGTCGGCACGCTCACCTCGTCAATTGGCGCAGTCTCCATGTCGGCCACGGACACTTATCTGTTCATCGCTGACGGGCTGACCCTCCATTACTACACAGACAATGATTATGCGCGCGGCACGCTGACCTCTTCCGGAGCAATCACCAGCGGCGACAAGGTGGTCGTGGGTACGGTCACCTATCAATTCACCTCCGGCGACGTGGACACCGGCACTCCGGCAGGAACGGCGGGGCAACCGTGGCTCGTGGCGCTTTCGGGATCTGTTCAACAGGCCCTGACCAACCTCGCTTCCGCGATCGGCAATACCGGCGTCTCAGGAAGCGATTACAGCTCCGCCCTCACTGCCAACCCCTCTGCTGCGGCGGTTTCGTCCTCCGCGACAACCTTGGTTGTTCGCGCCTATCTCGACGGTACTGGCGGCAACTCGGTCGCGACGACAGAGACCGGCGCCAATCTCGCGTGGGGCGCGGCTACCTTGGCTGGAGGCGGCGGCTCAACGTATGCCGCTATTACCACACCCGACAACGACGGCATTGTCTCGGTCGGGGTGATCGCCGGTTACTGCATCTGCGTCGTTGCCCAAGGTGAAGGCAAGAACGGGCGATTCTACTGGATCGAGCCCGGCGAAATCATCATCGATCCGCTGAACTTCGCCACCGCCGAACGGTCACCTGACCCGGTGTGGCAAGTCGTTGTCGTCGGGGACCAGTTCTGGCTTCCCGGCAGCTCGACAAACGAAGTCTGGTATCCCTCCGGAGATGGTCTGGCGCCGTTTCAGCGGCAGCAGGGCCGCCTGTTCGACAAGGGCATCTGGGAAGGCACCATTGTCCAGGTCAAGGACGATGTGATGGCCGTTGGGACCGATGGGACGGTCTATCGCATCGGCGCCGAGCCTGTGGTGGTGTCAACCCCCGGCATTGCCCAACGGCTTAGAGAAGCCATCAACGCGCAGAGGGCCGGATGAGCCTCCCGTACACCCAGATCGTCTTTGACGTCGCGGACACGTTCTTCGGAACCGACCCGTTCTGGACGCCGGATCGCTCAAAGATCGCGTTCTTCGGCACGTCCGGGTCTGCTGGATTTGTCGGCTATCGGGACGGTCTCGATATCTTCGACAATTCGAGCAAGACGAGAACAGATCATTTCGAAGGAATCTCCGGGACGGATAGCACCGATCCGCCAGAGGGTATTTTCCCCGGCGCGATTTTCGACGACGGCGCGGTTTACGGCGTCAGCACCTATAATTCATTTGAACTTCGCAAGTTCAACAGCGGAACGCTCCAAGGTGATCTGATTGCTGGCACCCCCGGTGAAATCCAGAATCCGGGCATCTGGACGTTCGATTGCCCGGACGATCACCCCCGGCTGGTCGTCGCCAAGAGAGCCCCAACAATCCACACCATCTGGCTTCATCGTCCAGACGATGGGTCGTGGGAAGTCGTCACTCAGGACCTTACGGCTCACGGACTGCCCCTCGGAGACGATTATTATCTCGACGTCATACAGGACGTTTATGGCGACCTGTGGGGGGTCAGGGCGTCGGCGGAAGATACCGTCGTATTCTGGCGGATCAAGGAGTTCGGCGACAATCCCGATACGATCGCCGACATTCAGGAAGTAACCGGCCTTCCAGGTTGGGGAACGAAGGCGTTCTTCACTCCATCCGGAGCACTGGTCTGCTGCGCTGGGAGCGGCGGCTCAACCCCGCCATATCGCTATCTGGTCAGGATTTCGGGGACTGGAACCGACAGCTGGGCGGTGGCCCAAACCAAGGATTTTGGCTCCGACTACAGCTTTAATATCGATCCGGACTACCCCCGCGCAGCCGACACGTCGCTGTGGGTGATGGATTATCGGGTAGAGGGTTTTTCCACGCCTGACCGTATCGCGACCG